AAGTCAAAGACAACACTGGGAAGAAGAAAACAAACAAGGATTTACATATTCTTGTGACCTTATCTCACAATCACTCATTACATTATACATTCGTTTAGGTAGAGACTAATGGACTATAAAACTTCTGGCGTTGACATTCAAAAGGGTAGATCCTTTGTAGAATATCTCAAGGTGATGGCACCTAGTATTGGTGGGTTCAATGGTATGATGGAGATTCCATCAGGATATGAGAAACCTGTACTTGTGTCTGGTGCTGATGGTGTCGGAACTAAAATTAATATCTGTAGGATTGCCCGTGATTACTCCACTATTGGTCAGGATCTCGTTGCTATGTGCGTCAATGACGTTATATGTTCTGGTGCTAAACCTCTTTATTTCTTAGACTACATCTCTACTAAAACACTTGACGGTAATGTCAGTGACATTGTGTATGGAGTTGCTAAGGCATGTGAGCTCACTGGTATGGAACTCCTAGGTGGAGAGACTGCAGAACATTACAGAGCAACTGAATATGACCTTGCTGGTTTCTGCACTGGTATTGTAGAGAAGAATGATATTGTTGATGGCAGTAATATCAGAGCAGGTGATGTAGTCATCGGTATTGAGAGTAGTGGACTTCATAGTAATGGATACACACTGGTCAATGATATGCTGTGGAGAAATTACATTTTCTATAAAGAGATGCCTGAGTTATTGGTTCCAACTACCATCTATTCTGGGTTGATTCAACATCTGTTGGATGAGGTTCCTATTCTTGGCATGTCCCACATCACTGGTGGTGGTATTCCTGAGAACCTTCCTAGGTGTCTTCCAAAGGGTATGACTGTTGATGTTGACTATAACTCTTGGGAACGACCAGAACTCTTCAACAAGATCCAACAGGCAGGAGACATTACTGAAGAAGAGATGCGTAATGTATTCAATCTTGGCATTGGATTTTGTTTGGTGGTCCCACCAGACGCAGTAGAGATGACACAAACTCTCATTGCAGACACACCATTTGGTATGAAGTCATGGGTCATTGGTGAAGTAGTATAGACAATAAGTAGCCTAGATGGTATACTGAGGATGCAACGGCATCCTTTTTTTATGGATTATGATCCACCAACTCTTTGTATCAGAAGTATCGTACCCTCCGATACTACAGGTAAAGTACTTGTAGATATGCCATCTCTATGGAGGGATAGTGATCCAAAAAATCCTGTAGAGATTGATGAAGAAATAGTCAAATCTATTATGAGTGAACCTTATCGGGTTCCTATGTGTCCTCCGGGTTATCCAAATCCCCCCGAAGTTGCTGAATGAAAGATTATTTTCTTAAGTTAATCACCCATCCTGCAGTTCATTATAATGCGATTACTATTGGACTACTCATCACAATAGGAATGTTACATAATCATGCACACTATCAGATGAGTAATGATCCTGATGCATATGTTTTTCAGTGGTGCAAGGCCAATCCAGAAAGATGCACATACAGACCACGGTAAAGTTGACAAAACTTTACCTTTACTATATAATTATGTAATACTTCTTCACAAAGGACATGACCGTAACAACTAATGACCGTGGACAACAAAATTTGTTTGCCAAAGAACCCACAATGTATGTCTCTCAGACTGATGCAGAACGTTATGGTTATGAGTCATATGCAGAAAGAGCAGAGAAACTGAATGGACGTGTTGCCATGCTCGGTTTCATTGCTGCAGTTGTTTCTTATGCAACTTCAGGTAGTCTTTTCTTCTTCGGCGTATTCGGAATCTAATGATTGAATTTTTGACACAAACTCAGTTCTCTTGGACTGCGAACCATACTATTATCGAGTTTCTCGCTGGATACATATTTGCAGCTGCACTTATTGTTGGTGCACCAGCAATATATTTGTTAATTGCAATGATGTCTGCGATCCAAAATACCAAAGGTAGGGTTGTAGGATACAAAGATCATAGGGATTATGGTGAATCCACCATATACAATTTTGGAAAAACAAAACCTCAATTAAATAGTTGACAATGACACCTACACTCTTTACATTAACATCAGTAGCCTTCTTTGTATTGTTGGCATACTCTGTAGAACAACTATCCGAAACTTACTAATGACCTATTCTGTAACCATTCAATCTCCTGAAGGAACTGAAGAAACTATTTCAGTTGAATCAGACGAGTATATCCTTGACGCTGCTGAAGAAGCAGGTATTGACATGAGTTATTCTTGTCGTGCTGGAGCATGTTCGTCTTGTGCTGGTAAGATTGTATCAGGTACAGTTGATCAAAGTGATCAATCGTTCTTGGATGATGATCAGATTGAAGCAGGATTTGCACTTCTTTGTGTATCATATCCCACTTCGGATTGTGTAGTACAGTCAAATAAAGAAGAGGAACTTTACTAATGGCTGCGGTAAGTATTTGTCTACTATTAACATTCATTGGTGCTGCAATGTTGACGCAAAACGGGGATGGGGATGACAAATCCTAATCAACTCTATGAAGACATGGAGAAACTCAATGCCCTATACGAAGAACTCTGTTGGGCACATGATGATGAATTAATATTCACTCATGAAAATGGCAGAGTCATCATTTACAACAAAACACAGGAGCAAAACAAATGAACGAAAACGCAGAACGCATTAACGGTTGGGCAGCAATGCTCGGTGTCGTTGCAGCCATCGGTGCATACGCATTGACCGGGCAAATAATTCCTGGGGTGTGGTGAACGTATACTTAGGACTAATGGTTGCATTCGTCATAGTCTATATTATTACAACACCTGGAGATGATGACGATGGACCAGATCAAGGTATGATGACACCAGTATATCAAGGATCCCAATAAGGGGTCCTTTTTTTATAAATATTTTGAGTGATCTAGGTGTCCTGTGGAAAAGAAACCCGAAGAACAGGTAAAGAAAAAAGGATTCCTAGGTAGAATAAAAGAGGCTGCAGATGATAAACAAGAACAGCTTGAAATTTTGTCTACTTTTGTTAGGCTTGGTATTCTTGTTTGGTCTGGCGGAATACTCACGTTGGCATACATTCAGTTACCCCCAGCACTTGGAATCCCCGAACAGAAACTAGACCCAACCTTCATTGCATCAGTCTTTACTGGAGTACTCGCAACGTTCGGTGTACAGGCTGCGAAGAAGGCTGGAGAAGGTGGTGGTAATAGTAGTGGTGGTGGTATCTCAAAGGCAGATGTTGAGAGACTAATTGAGGCGGCAGGAAGGACTGCACCATCACAAACAATCAGACTAGAACAGGCTCCAATAATCATCAAAACTGATGGACCTGCTGTCAAATCTACAATAGATTAAGATATTAGGAACCCATAACAATAGATTGATAAAAAAACAGTATCATGTATAACTAGTGTAGTTGATTAAACTGCAATGAAGTTTATTCGTTTAATGATTATTGCTACTGTAGCAGCAGTGGTTTTCTTCTTACCGAAGATTGCTTATGCTGTAGATGTCACTATGGGTTCTAATGGAAATCTTGTATTTGATCCAGATAATATTAGTATTAGTACTGGTGAAACACTTCATTTTGTAAATGGAATGTTACCCCCACATAATATTATTGTAGAAGGTCGTGCAGATCTCTCAAGAGAATCGCTGATGTTCACCCCAGGCGAGTCACAAGACATTAAGTTTGCTGATGCCGGAGACTATGATTTCTTCTGTGGTCCCCACCAAGGGGCTGGAATGATTGGACATATTCATGTAGAGTAAATTATGGCACATGAATTCGACCCTTGCGAAGCACCTGTTGAAGGTGAAGTTGACAAATGGGGGTTTACTATTAAACCAACAATCACTGAAGATGAATTGATTTTGCTTTGTTTGAAGAATGCTCCGTGTGGAACTGATAGAAAACAGGTAGTATCTGTCGTCAAAAAATATGAGGAAAAACTAAGTCATGGAAACTAACTTTAAGACAAGATTTGATTTTGCAATGAGTTCATTCTCTAGAATGTATGGTGTCAATAAGGTGAGAACTTCACCTGATATCATTAAGTTCTGTACGAAATGGGCAAAGACTGAAGAAGAGCATCCGGTAGGAAGTTTGACTTCGATTGATTTTTATTTCAGAGACAACTGGGAAATCTGGGGAGAATATGTATGAGTAATGTAGCACTCAAGGCAGCACACTTTGCTTCTGCCACACTCAATAGCCCATGGGGTGTTGGGAGTTTGAGTTTTATATTAATCGTTGTTCCTGTCCTAGGAATGTGGGCAGTCCACAAATATAACTGGCAGCACTGGGCACCATTTGATAAATGAACTTAATACTTCGTGCCCATGAGAATGTGAGTGACCCTGTGTGGTCAGTAATTATATCTGTAATACTTGCGGTTGTATTAGCGTTAGGTTATGTCATATACATATTAGGAGAAGCATTTGCTGAATTAGATGATGGCAGATCAAATCAACGAGAAGGATGCGAATCAGGACCAGCAGATAGCACTCCTAACACACAGGATTGAAGATGCTGAGAAAACTCAAGAAGAACTCCGACAAAGAGTTCGTAAACTTGAGAAGTGGGTGTGGAGCGCTGGTGCTGTCATATCAGCAGCAATCACAATCATCGGAATCGCAACAGCAGTAGAATCAAAGGAGATCAATTATGGGAGCAATGACACCACCAAGCAGGAAATCCTGTTACAACTTCCGAGTAACGGAGATTAATCGTGTACTTGATGGCGACACCATAGATGTGACAATAGATTTAGGATTTGATCTATACAAGAAAGAAAGAGTTAGAGTTGCAGGAGTTGATACGCCGGAGAAAAGAACTAGAAACTTAGAGGAGAAGGCACTTGGAATCGAAGCGACCAACTGGCTCAAAGAGAAGTTGGAAGGGGCCATCTCTGGTGATGATGAATTGTCTGTTAGGACTGAACTTGTTGGTGGCACTGGGAAATATGGGCGTCTTCTCGGTTGGCTTTATATCGGGGATGAACTTTTGTCACTCAACGAACAAATGATTGCAGAAGGTTATGCACATGAGTATGATGGTGGAACAAAAAACATGGATCTCGAAGCACTCCGAGAAATCCGTAGGGCAAACGGTACGATGGTGTAGAAGTGCAGTATGTGGTTCAGATGTTTTCATTCCAGACTCGGAGTTTGGTGGGGAGACATGTGAACTAACTTGTAATATTCATCAGGATTAATATGGCATCTCTATTTGTGTTCGGATTTATAACCGTACTTTGTTATGGTCTACATATAACATGGCCTATAAAAAAAGGTAAAGGTTAAGATGCAAAAACTAATCAACATACTTGCGATCACATCTTTTGTGGGTACTGCAGGAATCGTAGGTGGTGGTACATATGTTTATGTAAATAAGGATTCGATCATCGAAAATGTAAAAGAGCAAGTTGCTGCAGCTGCAGGAGAAGCAATTGTAGGTGCTCTTCCTGGAATGTTAGATTCTTCTATGCCAGAACTTCCTGGTGCTACTGGTGGTGTCATTCCTTCAACTCCTAAATCTACAGGAGGAGTACTTCCATTCTGATGGAAATTCGTGAGATAAACATAAGGAGTTTAAATATACCGGAACTTCCTGGTTATTTGATATCGCCAACGGTATCTCTTCCTCCAGTGGCTCCGGTAACAACAATAATAGGAACTCCAATTGTTGATATGCCTGGGTGTGTGGAAGCACACGAATCAAATAATTCAAATAATAATTTAATACAAGATGACCCGAGAGGAGTACTTACGTTTTGCAATTCTGGCGTCCCTAGTTTTAATCCTATTCAGTTTGAACCGAACAGGATGATACCAACTGGTGTCCCAAATATTCCAAAAACAGAAAACCCAGAGCCAGAAGTACCACCGGCACCAGTACTTTCACCACCTCCTGTTGCTACTGCTGCGATAGAATGTCCTACACCAGCACAAGATGCAAAAGAACCAGTAGGAACATATATCAACGGTTATAGAGAAAAAATTATTGAGTATAAATTAATAGGTAATGAGTGTGTGCAAATTACAGAGACAGTGGGGATACCTCAACAAATTATTGCCGGTCTTCCTAGTGGTGGACAAGTAGTATCAGTTGGTGGTATTGCAGTTATCGCAACAACATCAGCATTACTTGCGAAACCACTCGCGGATATACTGTTGAAGGTAGTTAAACCTACTATCAAAAAAGTAATCAAAAAGATTGCTCAGATACGAGGAAAAGAAACTAAAGTTTTATCACTAAAAGAACGTAGGGAGTTTCAACGTGAAAGAACTGAAGCAATAAGAAAATTAAAATCTATCGTAAAACCAAAATAATATTATGACACTTGACTTTTTTGAAGAGCATCACAATACTTTAGATGAAGATTTTTGTAAACATGTAATAGAAAAATTTGAAAAGGATTCTGGGACATTTCCAGGAGTAACCGGTGCGGGATATGATACAAAAATAAAAGACTCTACTGACTTATGTTTTTATAGAGATCCTAATTGGAAGGAAGAAGATTTAATTTTTTATGAGTCTCTTAAAAAATATACAACACCATACATTGAAAAATATTATAACGGTAGAATTTCCAATAGTAATATCAAGACATACGACACTGGTTATCAAGTACAAAGAACAACTCCAGAACAAACTGGATATACATGGCATCATGATTCAATTTCAGAATTGACTCCTAATAACCATGTTACTTATAGAATAATTACATTCCTCTGGTATCTAAACACCACGGTAGAGGGATCAGGAACTACTGAATTTTATGATGGGACACATGTGACACCAGAGGCTGGTAAGTTAATACTGTTTCCCGCAACATGGACATATGCACACAGAGGTCATCCACCAACAGAAGGATTAAAATATATTTGTACAGGTTGGATTTATGAAAATATAGGACACATGACTACAGATTTTGGTTAACCCCCAATTGGTCCGCCAAGGTCTTCTGCTTTAGTTGATGCAGGAATACTATGTCTATGCTGTGGTATGACTCCACCAGGATTAGTTACTACTACGTCAGAACATATCTTTGCGTATTGACTTTTAGGATGAAAATATATACCAGCTTTCATCAACTCACCACAGTTCTTAAGACGAGCTATCTCAAAGTCTAATCTTTTATTTGCAGATGCTTGTTGCATTAATGCAATATTTGCTGCAGCAGCTTCTTTACATTGATCCTGCAACTTTCTATCTAATGGTTGAGATAAGGTTGCGGAGAACCCCAGAGAGAGGTTGTAATTATCTTTTTGACCAGTTCTAGTAGGAACATAGTATAAGATGTTTCCTGGGTTATCTAGAGAGCCGTCATCGTCTAAATCTCTCATATCATATACTGGGTCATTATAAAATGGTTCATAAGGTTTAGCTGCTGATGCAGAACCAGTTACGAATGGTGTGATATTTAGAGTAGGTCCTTGACATTGAATACCTCCACCATAGGTATTTGTAATGTATGGACCCTGTAAGACTTGAATGGCTTGGTTAGTAACACTG